CTAAAAATGCTGCTCGGCATGGAAAATGGTCCCGAGTTGAGGCGGGTTCGGATTGATCCGGGGGACACGACTATGGTCGTTGAACTCGATGGGGTCGATATCTCGCGGGACGTGTCTGCCTATTCCGTTCAGCAGGTCGCAGGCGGACCAGCCCACGTCATACTGCATCTCAGCGCGCAGGCGGGCAGGGTCGTTGAAGGCCTGGCGCGCGTCGAAGTAGGGGTTCCGCCGGACCCGGGGCCAGCTGCGGCTCAATTCCTTAGCAGTCTGGACGGCCGGGAACTGGAGCGAGCGGTCCTCGCGCGCCATGATCTACTGGACGGAGAGCCGCATGAACTTGGTCGAGGCATGCTGCGGTTGTTGACGGAATGGGCGCGCGGGGAATGGGCTGGATGGGAGTCTGCCGATGCCTTCGCCACTGAACCCTCACCCGAATGCGCACCTTGACGCTGGCGCCTATAGCAACGGGGCACAGATCGCAGCTCAGTTGGACCGCCGGGCCGCGCTCACCATGCCCGCGGCTGTCTCCGTCGTACGGCACTACACAATGTTGCTGGAGACCCGCATCAAAGCCCATGCCTCGGGACGGCCAGGACCGAACGCGCCGACGGGTGACTACCGGCGTTCATGGACCCACACGGTGCAGACTTCCGGTGAGACAGTCATCGGAACCGCCGGGACGAACAAACCACAAGGTCGCCGCCTTGAGTACGGGTTCGTGGGCGCCGACTCTCTGGGGCGCATCTACGACCAGCAGCCCTACCCACACGTCGGACCGGCCGTCGCGGAAGTCCGGCCGCTGTTCCTGTCCGGCATGAGACAGATCGCTGGGGGCGAATCGTGACGATCAATGGCCGCCATGTGGCCCTCGCGGCCCAGGCGATGATCATCTCCGCGACTGGACGCGCCTGCGGATACGGCTCTGTTCCCGCCCCAAATGCCCAGCCCACAGGGGCGAACCTTCCGTACACAGTGCTGTACGAACTGGGTCAGGACAGCAATGGCCCAGCCTTCGGTGACATGCACGGTGATGCGCGCGTCCTCCTCCAAGTCACCAGCGCAGCAACGTCGGCCGAGTTGGCATCAGCCCTCGCCGACAGGGTCCGAGCCGGCTTCCTCGGGCGCACAGCCAGCGGGTGGGCCTTCCCGCTCACTCCTGCCAGCGGCGTCGTCATCGATCGCGACCTGGACCAGGATGATGGGACCAGCGTTGCGGGTAGCGTCTACAGTTACGTACAGCGGTTCGCGTTGACGGTCACTACCGTCGATTGAACACACCTCACCGCGGAGGCAAGCGCGGACGCCCGGCCACTACCGGCACGGGCCGAATCCCTACTTGGGGACCGGCCGTCCGGTGCGAATGCTCTCCGGTATCGGTTCCCGGAGAGCGAGATTCGCTGTGTCGCAGCAACGGTTCATGCGCCGTGGCGTCACCAAGTTCTTCTTCCTCAAGGTGATCGCCGCAGCCTCAAACATTCCAACCCGTGCAGAACTTGGTGCAGCCAACGGCACTGATCTCTCCCCGTTCGTCAGCGACGTCGAGGGGTGGGCTCTGGAGAACACGCCGATCGAAACCCCGGACATGGCAACGTCTTTCGCATCGTCGATTCCGGGCGAGGACAAGGCCGGTAACTCGTCCTTCACGTTCTACGAGGACCAGGCAGGCGACGCTGTCGAGCAGCTTCTGTCGAAGGGGACCACGGGCTTCGTCGTCATCCTCCGCAAGGGAGACGTGCCTGCCTCGCGCAGCATGGACGTCTTCCCCGTCCGGATCGGCTCCCGCGCGGCCACGTACTCGACCGGCGCGGAGCCTGCCAAGTTCAAGGTCGGGTTCTCCATCACTGCCCCGCCCGCCCTCGATGCTGCCGTTCCGGCAATGACAACGACGTGATGGGGGAGGTGCGTTCCGTGCCCGCAGCATTCACCGAGCCGCCTGCCAGAGCGGTGGCAGCCGATGCCCACTGGGCAGCCAAGATGGCCAAGCTCCGTGCCCGTCGTCTTCCCGAGCGCACCATCGCATTCGTCGACGATCCTCTGCTGAGAACAGCCCGTAATGAGGCGGTGCTGAAGCTCGCCGCCGCGCGGGCCCAGGCGGAGAATGCCGCCGACGACCAGGCGGTGCCAAACGGTGAGCGCGAGCAGTGGGTTGCCACCCGTCCAGAGGTGGTCGCCGCCGAGCTCGCGGCGGGAACAGCCCAGGAGGTCCTGGATGAGGCGACTGTCGAGCTGATGTTCAGGGCTCTTCCGCGGCCAGCCTGGGAACAGCTGCTGCGTGAGCACCCGCCGACAGAGGAACAGGCCGACCAGGGCATGGAGTACAACGTGGACACCTATCCGGCCGCGCTGATCTCCGCATCGAGCGTGGACGGCATGTCAGTTGACGAGGCGCAGGAACTGCTCGACACCTGGTCGGATTCGGAAGCCAAGGCTCTCTTCACCGGCGCGCTCATGGTCAACCAGCAGCTTCGGGCTGATCTGGGAAAAGGCTGATCACCGACCCAGGGTTCCGCGCGGAGCTGGAACTGTGCCACACATACGGCATCCCGCACAGCCAGTTCCTGGGCGCCGGCGACGGGCGGTGGACGGCAAAAGACCGCGCTAAGGCGGTGGCTTACCTGGCCTACACGAGGGCGGTGTGCTCAGGCTGCGGCACACGGTCGGTCGAGTGGCAGCCCGAGGCTGGCGGGGACCGGTTCGCCTACGTCACCGAGACGTCTCGGTGCCCAGGGTGCGAACTGATCGAGATGGAAAGAGAGCAGGTCCCAGAAGGGGCTGAAGGGCGTGGGGTGAAGATCGGGCTACGGCCCAGATAGGTGCTCCCGTGGGCTCCGGCTACAACCTTTACGTCAATCTGCTCGCCACCACCGGCGGGCTCACTGGCGGGCTGCGTCAGGGTGCTGCACAGCTACGGCAGTTCGACGGGCAGCTCTCTGCGACGACTGGTCGACTCAACCAGGTGCAGGCGGCCACCCAGCGGCTCGCACGTACACAGCAGGAATCCGCCGCACAGATGGTCGCCTCCCAGGGGCGCGTTGCGCGCGCTACCCAACTCGCGGGCCAGGCCCAGCAGCAGGTGACGCGGATTCAACGGGCTCAGCAGCTCGCGACGACGCTGACAGCGCGTGCTCAGGAGGCGCAGGCAGCGGCATCGACGAGCGCAGCCGCCGCCCAGGCGACGGCGGCTCGTACGGCGGCGGCCGCCCAAGCCGCGCAGGCCCGCGGCGCGGCGAACGCGGCAACTCTGAATGAGCGGGCCGCGCGCGCCCAAGCAGTGGCCGACCGGTACACGGCCGGCACTGCGGCAACCCAGGTACGCGCAGCCCAGGCCACACGGGAGGCCGAGCGGGCGACGCGGCTCGCTGCCACATCCTCGGGACGGCTCGCCGACGCGGAAGCACGAGCCCTGAGCGCGGTCGCGGGCCGGGACGAAGCGATGCAGGGCGCGGCCCGCACCGCGCAGGCTGCTCAACGAGCCGAAGCAGAAGCAACTGCGGCCCTCGCCTCCGCGCGGCAGGCGAGCATAGGACGCTCCCTACAGGGTGGGCTCGTGCTCGGCGCCGCGCTCGGCGTTGGGGTTCATGAGGCGATTGAGCTCGAACGCCTCATGGCGAACGTGCTGACGATCTCCCAGCAGATCACCGGCGACAACGTAGCGCAGTACACCGACCGGATCGTCGAGCTGTCTACACGGCTCCCGCAGACCGCCTCGCAACTGGCCGAGGGCCTCTACCAGGTGGTCTCCACCGGTTTCGACGGCGCCCAGGCCATGAGCATCCTGGAAGTTGCAGCCCAGGGAGCCAGCGCCGGACTGACCACCACCGAGACGAGCGCCCGCGCCCTGCTCGGAGTCCTGAAGGCGTACGGCATGGACGCCTCCCAGGCGTCCAGCGTCATGGACACGATGTTCCAGACGGTGAACGTCGGTGTCATCTCCTTCGAGGAACTGGCTCAGCAGCTCGGCGACGTCGTGCCGATGGCGGCGGCTGCCGGCGTGAACTTCGAGGATCTGTCGTCGGCCTTCGCCGCGGTCACGCTCGCCGGAATCCCGGCGGCGGAGTCGGCCACCGCGCTGAACATGCTGATGACGCGGATGATGAAGCCGACTGCCGAACTCCGCAACATGTTCAAGGAGTTGGGCTACGAGTCAGCGTCGACGGCGCTGCAGCAGGATGGCCTGTACGTCGTCATGGAGAAGATCCGCGCCAAGACCGGGGGGACGGCGGCCGAGGTCGTACCGCTGTTGAAGGACATCCGGGCCGTGCGAGCCGCCCTCGCACTCGGCGCGGCGGATGGGCGGAACTATGCAGCCACCTTCAACGCGATCTCCGTAGAGACCAACCGGGCCCGTGCTACTCAGAAGGCGTTCGACATCCAGATGGGCACCACCGCCGGGCAGTGGAGCCTGTTCAAAAACGAGGCATCCGCACTGGGTATCGACCTGGGCCGAGCCGTGCTCCCCGTCCTCAGATCCGTCGGCGAAGCGATGAAGGTATTCGCCTCCGTCGCCAACGACGCCCCAGGGGGATTGAAGACGAGCGTCGCCTATCTGCTTGCCTTCGGCGCCGCCGCCCTCATCGCTCGGGCAGGCGTGGAGAAAGTCTCGATGCAGATCGCGGGATTCCGTTCCAACCTGGCCGCGATGCGCGCAGGCGGCGCGGCCATGCCCGTCGTTCTGTCCGGAGTGGGGCTTGCCGTATCCGGACTGACCGCACTGCTAACCGTCGGCACACTCGCCTATGCCGCGTACGCCGCATCCAAGCAGAAAGCCAAGGACGCCACCGAGGAGCTGGTCACCGCGCTCCAGTCCGAACGCGGACAGGACGGCGTTGCCGGGGCCGGCATCCGCAAGCTCGCCGAACAGCTCGTCACCTCCGGCGACTTGGACAAGCTGGAGAAGGTCGGGGTCACAGTCGAGCAGGCCGTGGACGCCATCAAGACCGGTGGAAAGACCCTGCGGGCGCTCCAAGACGATCTGGCCTGGAAGGGCTCGGAGTACGTCGGAGATCCATCCGGTGGCGGCAGCTACGTCATCGACGAGAAGCACAAGAAGGCCATGCAAATCCTTGAGGATCGTGGCAAATGGTGGGACGCGGCATCGAAGAAGGATGCCGAGATCACGTCTGCAATGAACGCCATGTCGGCAAAGATCCGCGACGCCCAGTCCAACTACAACGGGGCCTGGGCGCTGGACAAGTTGATCAGTACGGATGGCAAGGGCAAGCCGCAGTACTCGGACGAGATGAAGGCATTGGCCAAGGCCATCGACGATGTCGTCGACCCCTCGCGCGCGCTCAAGAATGCACAGCAGGAAGTCGCTGAGTCCATGCGGAAGGCAGGTAAGAACACCGACGACGCGAAAGCCAGCCTCGCCGGGTACCTCGAGGAACTGCGTAAGCAGTCCCGCGCCCAAGGCGCCTTCCAGCAGAACATGGCCAAGCTCGCTCTCGCTGATGGTGGCGCCTACCAACAACTCGTGGACCACTTCGCGTCGCTGGGCCAGGACGGTGCGGGGGTCCTCGATGAACTTGTGCAGCAGCTCGGCAAGGGACAGCGGAAGAACGCGGATGAACTACTGAAGATCATCGAGTTGGACACCGCCCGCGCGCAGGAGACGTACCGCAAGGGGCTGGAGATGCTGCCCGAGATCGCGGCGCGGTACGGGAAGCAGACGGCGGAAGCGTGGGCAGAAGCAGCAGCGACGAACGATCCCGGCAAGTTCCAGCCGATCATGCAGCAAATGGCTCTCTCTGACCTGGGAAAGGCTGTTCAGAAGTCCACCGCGGGGGCCCGTGGAGATCTGCAACGCGGCATGCGCCTGATCGCTGAGACTGCGCAAACGGGAGGCAAGGAAGCAGCGGAGCGGTTCCGCACTGCGCTCATGTCCGGCGACATCAAGCAGGCGCAAGACGCTCTCACCGCTATCTGGGGCCCAGATAAGCCCATCAGTGCCCCAGACCTGTCGAACGTGGTGACCGCGTTCCGCACCGCCGGAAGCCAGGCCCAGCAGGAATGGTCAGGCATGCTCGAACTGATCTTGCAGGCAGCTGCGACGAAGGGACCGGCCGCTGCTTCCGCTCTCACGTCTGCACTGCTGTCCGGTGACATGCAGGCTGTGAAGAACCTGCTGGACGCGATCGGGATCTCCGTCTCTACGATTCCTGACACCAAGCAGGTCACCGTGAACGTGACCACGAACCAGCCGCCACCAGTGGTCATTTCGATCCTGTACCGGCGCGAGCCTCTCGCCAACGACGCTGACGGCAACGGGATCTCCGACTATGTGCAGGCGCCGAAGAAGCAGGCGAACGGCGCGATCATGGATTTCTACGCCGACGGCGGAGTTCGCGGCCGGCAGGAGAACCACGTTGCGCAGATCGCCCCGGCAGGCTCCTGGCGGGTATGGGGCGAGCCGGAGACGATGGGAGAGGGCTACGTGCCCTTCAACCCGAGCAAGCGTCCCCGCTCAAGGGCAATCACGGAAGAGATAGTGCGGCGCCTTGGCGGCGACCCTTCAGGCATCCAGTGGAACGCCAACGGAGGTCTCACTAACTGGAGTTACAAGGCACCGAGTCTGCTCTCCGTGTCGGGCATCGCGAGTGATTCCAAGGACAAGGACGGCAAATTCGACCTGTCCCTCTTCGCGCGGAAGCTGCACGACAGCGTCGGTGTCGCTACCCGGTGGCGCCAGGACCTGGCCACGGTCGCGTCCCGCGCGGGCACGGATGTTGCCCGCGCACTTGAGGCGATGGGCGAAGACGGCGTCGATCTGGTCCACAAGATGGCCACCGGTTCGAAGAAGTACCTCGATGCGATGGCAGCAGATCTCCGCCACCTCGCTGACACCGCTAAGGCTTCCTTGGCCGACTACACGCATGAGTTGGACTCTGCCAACACGGTCAACGCCGTCTTCCAGCGCAACTTGATCAAACTGGCCGGACTCGGTTTCGGTGACCTTGCCACTCAGCTTGCCGCTCAGAACGACGAGACCGCCCAGCAACTGGCCGCACAGTCCGTGACCGACCGAGGCAAGGCCTCACGCGCGAACGAGCAAGCGAAGGTGGCCTTGGCTCAGCTCACGGCGGAAGAGACCAGCGAAGTAGTCCAGATCGTCGCTGCCATCACATCTGACAAGGTCGGCATTCATCAGGTCGCTGACGTCACCGGGCTCGGCGAAGACGAGATCATCAAGGTCATCGCGAAGGCCGGGAGGCAGGTCAGAGACGCTCTCGGCGGCCGGGGTGCCAAGTTCTTGGCTGACCTCTTCCGGGCCCAACAGGGCCTGTCCTATGCGGACGGTGGTGTCCTCACCCCCGGCCTGTACGCGACAAGCGGCGGCATCATCCGCTTCGCCGAGCCGGAGACCCATGGGGAAGCGTTCATCCCGCTCGGGGCTGCCCAGCGCCGCTCTGCCACCGCCGTGCTCACGGACGTTGCCAATCGCTTTGGCTACCAACTCACGGCAGCTGGTGCAACCGGCCCTATCCAGCTCACGGACGCACGGCCGACACAGGGTGTCCGGGTTGTCGTGGTTCAGTCACCCGCTGCCCTGATCGGCACCCAGACCATCAACGTCGACCGGCCCGGTGCCACCGAGCAGCAGATCGCCGCCGCCATCGGCTACCAGGTGCGCCGCGCTCAACGAGGCGGGGTGCGCCGTTGATGCCCGCCACTCTCACCGACTACCAGCACGACCTCGGTGGCCTTGTGATCGGCGCTGGTACGCCGATTTCGATCGCGGCCATTGAGGGGCTGGGCCGGGTACCGGTCCGCACCGGTGATGTTGACCCGCCGCATTCCGACGGAACGTGGCTGGGCGCGGACTACTACACCGGGCGCACCATCCGGATCGACGCGGCGATCAAGACTCCCAGTGACCCGGCGGCAGCCCTCGACGTGCTGGCCGCTCTGGAGCGTCTCCACGATGACCCGTCGTTGCGTCTGACCGGCGGTGCGACGACCGCGCTGCGCCTGAAGTTCCCGGGGCGCGACGTCCGTGTGGTGTTCGGGCGTCTGCGCAAGGCCGATGCCAATCTCACCCAGCTCATTCACGGCTGGGTGCCCATCGACGTGGAGTTCCTGACGGCGGATCCGCTGTTCTACAGCGACCGCGAGGAGCAGGCGCAACTGCCGCTCGGCGTGATCGCGGGCGGCGGGTTCATCGCCCCGGTCACCGCGCCGATCCGGGTCACCCCGGTCCCCGGTACAACGGCGCGGCCGGGATGGATTTCTGTCGAGGGTGCGGCGCCGGCCTGGCCGGTCCTACGCATCACTGGGCCGTGCGCCAACCCGGCCGTCACTCATGTCGAGAGCGGGCAGGTGCTGCGCCTGGACGCGGTGATCGACCCGGGGGACTGGATCGAGATCGACACCCGGCCCACCTGGCGCTCGGTGCTGCGCAAGAACGGCGGCAGCGTCCCCCTGGCCAGTGGCCGTCTGGACACGTTCAGCCTGCCACCGGGGCGCAGCGAGATCCGCTGGAGCGCCGTCGACCCCACGAACACCGCCCGCCTGACCGTCACCTGGCGGCCGGCGTGGCCCACCCTTGGAGGAGCACCACAATGACCCTGTCCCCGGCCCCGCTGCTCACCAACGGCGCCACCCACAGCGCCCAGTCGTTCCGCATGATGATCCGGGACCTGGCGGGTGGCAGCGAGGGCGTTACCCAGGGCGGCGACCTCAAGGTCGCGCCGCTCGCCGTGCCTGCGGGGGGCGTGCAGATCGGTGACGGCTCCGCGATCATCCAGGGCCGGGCCTCGCCGTCGCAGGGGCACTACACGGCGTACAACATCGGCTCGGAGACGCTCCGGATCGCTCCGGCCGCCTCGCTGCTTCGCTGTGACCTGGTGGTGCTGCGGGTCCAGGACCCGCAGTACGAGGGCTCCCGCGACCCGGCCAAGGACCCGGTTGTTTTCTTCGACGTCATCCCCAACGTATCGCTCACGCAGACGGAGTTGCCGCCGGGCTACTCGGGGATCCCGCTGGCCCGCATCATGATGCCGATCAACACCGGCACGGTCACGGCTTCGATGATCACGGACTTGCGGCAGGTCGCCAACCCGCGCCGTGACCGCCAGATCTACACGGCCAGCCCCGTCGGCGACCAGGACTGGCCGGGCAACGAGAAGGGCCAGTGGGTGGCCTGGCCGCCGGTGGCCCGCTGGAACATTAAAGTCCCGCCGTGGGCGGTCTCCATGCGCGCGGTGATGACAATCGCCGGTGTTCAGGTGATGAAGGGCAGCGTGTGGGGCGGCAGTGGGTTCCAACTCGGTGCTGCACAGGGGCAGTCAGTATGGTTCGAGACCGGCAGCGCCTCCCGCATCCACATGATTAGCGCCGACACGGTGGAGATCCCCGCGGCCATGCGGGGCACCACCCAGCCGTTGCAGGCGATGGTCTCCCTGGACCAGAACAACGCGGGCGTCTTGCAGGCCGACATCGCGACCACGGCGATCGCGGACATCGAATTCGAAGAGGGCACCTACTGATGCCCTACCGCTACTTCGCTCAGCACCTGCTGACCGGCGAGATCCTCGCGCCCGATCTCCCGCTGAGCGACGTCGAGTTCGGGCCCCAGCTCAACGGACCCGGCTCGATGACCGCCAAGCTCTCACCACGCTTCGCCCGTTCACTGCCCGAGGCCGTCGACGAGGGCAACACCGCGCTGTATGTCGAGCACGGGGGCGTGCTGCGCTGGGGCGGCATCCTGTGGCAGGCCACCCCGCAAGATAGGACACTCTCCCTGGAGGCGGCCGGCTGGTCGTCCTATCTCCAGCGCCGCCACGACGTACACGGTGAACTCGACGGCCGCGGCCCGTACGTGCACGCCGACCCGTGCCGGGTGATCCGCGACATCTGGGCGTACGCCCAGTCCGTCCCGGACGGCGACCTCGGCGTCATCGTCGACCCCGCCACGTCCACCGCCACAGTCGGCACCCCGGCCGAACCTCTGCGCTTCTCCTGGTGGGAGGACCCCGTCCTCGGCACCGCCGTCGACGACCTGGTCAAAGCCGACGACTCCCCGGACTACACCTGCGACACCGCGTGGGGGCCGGGCGGCACCATCGTGCGCCGCCTGCGGCTGGCCTACCCGCGCCTCGGCGCCCGCCGCACGGACGTGTCCTTCACCAGCGGCATCAACATCCTCGACGCGCCCGCCGTGACGCGCAGCGCCGACGACTACGCCACCACTGTCATCGCCACCGGCGCGGGGGAGGGCCGCGCCAAGAAGCGGGTCATCGACTCGGTGCGCGACGGACGCCTGCGCCTGGAGCAGGTCCTGGACCTGCCCGACATCAAGGGCACCGACGTCCTCGCCGCACGGGCGCGCGCCGAGCGGGTCCGCCGCCAGACCCGCGGCAGCGTCGACCAGATCCGCATCCGCCCCGACCACCCCGCCGCGCCCCTCGGCGCCTTTCAGGTCGGCGACGACGTGCCGGTCACCGTGCACAACGAGTGGACCAGCTGGTCGGGCTGGTGCCGCATCACCGGCTGGACCGTGCGCACCGGCGGCAGCGACGGCGAGAGCGTCACGGTCGACCTGGCCCGCGCCGACGGCTACCACTACGGCTCTGCCGCCTGACCACCCCGAACTCTGCAAGGGAGCACCCGTGCCTGATGATCTCCGGCGGTTGGCCGCCGACATCGCCGACCTCCAGCGCCGCCTTGAACAGCTCAGCCGCGCCAGCCGCCTGGCACACTCCTCGATCGAGGGCGGCGCCGTCACCGTGTACGACGAGGCGGGTTCGCTGCGCGCCATCATCGGCCAGCAGCCCGACGGCACCACGGGAGCCGTCCCGGTCAACGGCCCGCCCCCGCCGGCACCCACCCCGCCACAGATCACGCCCGCGCTGGCCGCGCTCGCCGTGACCTGGGACGGCGCCTGGAGTGGTGCCGCGGCCGCGGTGGGCGACCTCGCCCGCATTCAGGTCCACCTCCTGCCGAACCCGGCCGCCACGCCTGATCCCCGCAACCCCGCCGCCACCATCGAGTCCCAGACCGGCGCCACCGTCACGGTCCCCTGCACCAGCTACGACCCTGTCTGGGTCTGCCTGGTGGCGATCAACACCTCCGGCACCCCCGGCCCGGCCAGCCCCCTGGTCCAGGGCACGCCCCGCCGTCTGGTCAACACCGATGTGTACGAGGGCACGCTGACCGCGAAGGAGATCAAGGCGAACTCCCTCACCGTCGACCAGCTCGACGTCAACAGCGTGCGCGCCGGTCTCCTGGTCGCCGGGAGCATCAAGGCGACCATGCTCGACGCGGACGCCCTCAACGGCAAGGTCATCAAGGGCGGCCACATCATCGGCGTCCAGATCGACGGATCCGTCCTGCGCACCGGCGACGCCGGCAGCCGGGTCGAAATCACCCAGGTCCCCGCCACCGACTCCCAACCGACCACGGGCCAGGTCCGTCTTCTGTCCGGCTCGGCCACCGAGGTCACGCCCGCGGTCCTGTACGCCGCGTACGACGCCGCCACCAACACGTCCAAACTGCGGCTGCAGTCTGCCGAGCTCACCGCACCTGATGGCTCCCAGGGCCCTGTGGCGGCCTTCGCCGGAAGCCAGTTGTACCCGGGTGCGTCCATTTCAATGTGGTCCGAGCCCCACAAAGGACGGCTGGAGCTGAGCGCGACGGACATCGACGTCGATGCCGCATCCACCCTGTTCGGCGGATCCGGCTACGACCGGATCGAGATCGTCAGCGGCGGGTCCATCCTCGCGCGCGACCGGAATGGCCAGCGCACCTCCGTTTGGATCCACGGCCGCCTCTCCGTGGATCCGAACGGCTGGATCGGTCTGTACAACGAGGGATGGTCGACGCCGACTTTCGGCCCCGGATGGGACCACGTGGGCGGCGCGTACGACCGTGTCGCCTACAAGATCTACCCGGACCGGACGGTCGGAGTCCGAGGCATTCTCAAGCGAATAGCCAAGACCACGCCGACACTCGGGGAAACTCTCATCACCGTGCCGACGCCTACCAGTTACACCCAGCAGTTCCCTCTGGTCGTCATGCCAACCGGCACCGTGGGCACGTCCAGTGCGCTAGTCAGCGTCAACTTGAGTTACACGAGCGGAGCCATCACCCTCTCGAACATCTCCACTGCGGCAGCCACCCAACTGGCCAGTGGCAACGGGTACATCAACCTCTCCCTCCGCTACCCCCTTGACTGAGGCGCCGCACCGTCAAGGCGAGGGAATGCGCGACGCGCTGGCTGCCTCGCGCGGCAGGCTTAGACTGATGAATGGCGTGGGGCCATCGTGCCGAGGAGTGCCGTGTCCGCGCCGACTCAGGACCCCACCCCGTGGGAGCTGTTGCGTGCCATGACGCAGCTGCGCGATGACCTCCGTGCCGACTTGGCCACCTTCACTGACCGGCTGACGGAGATGGTGACCAAGATCCAGTATGACGCCGATCGTCGTACGGACGAGATCCGTCTTCGGTCGTTGGAGAACGAACTGGTTGATCTGCGGCGGGAGCGTGAGCAGGAGGGGCAGGAGCGGCGGGCGAACCGGCGCCTTGCGATCACGGCTCTGATCGCCCCCATCGTGGTCGGGGTACTCCTGGCGCTGGTGGGGACCAAGGTAGGGCAGTAACAACACCGAACGGCGCGGGGGAGAAGCAGGAACGCGCCCAATGGCAACACCCCTTACGTCCAGCCAAGCCCTGTCCGCGCTGCGGGCCGCCGGCCTGAACGTGGTCGAAGTCAGGGACTGGAGCAACCACAACCGAGCAGGCCACGGCGCCTGGGGGCCGATGAACGGTGTGGTGATCCACCACACCGGGGATTACTCCAGCCAGTCCCAGATGGTCGACCTCTGCTACACCGGCTACTCCGGCCTGCCGGGCCCGCTGTGCCACACGGTGATCGACAAGTCGGGCACCTGCCACATGGTCGGCTGGGGTCGCGCCAACCACGCCGGCCTCGGCGACGGAGATGTACTCCAGGCGGTCATCGACGAGCGCGCGCTGCCTACGGACAACGAAGCGGACACCGATGGCAACAGCCGCTTCTACGGCACCGAGTTGATCAATGCGGGCGACGGCAGCGATCCCTGGCCCGAGGCCCAGGTCGACGCGGCAGCCCGCTGGGCGGCCGCGCTGTGCCAGGCGCACGGCTGGAGCGAGCGGTCCGTGATCGGACACAAGGAATGGCAGCCCGGCAAGCCCGACCCCTCCTTCTCCATGAACGACTTCCGCGCCCGCGTCGCGCGCCACCTCAAGGGCGGCTCCTCGGGTGGGAAGCCGACGCCCGCCACCCCTCCGTTCCCCGGGGAGTCCGCGTTCGGGGACGGGAAGGTCAACGACTCGATCCTTCTGCTTGGCCAGCAGCTCGTACGCAAGGGATACGGCCAGCACTACAGGGTCGGCCCCTCTCGTGACTGGGGCGAGGCCGACCGCCGGAACACTGAGGACTTCCAGCGTGCCCAGGGCTGGACCGGATCCGATGCAGACGGCTACCCCGGCCCGGAAACCTGGCGTCGACTCTTCAGCTGACCAATTCCTTGAACAAGGAGCACCGCATGAATGTGTACGCCTCACTGCTGCGCACTGGTGTGCCCGCCGCGGCCGGCTGGCTTATCGCCGTGGCCCTGAGACATGGCATCAACCTTGACGAGACTGCCGTGACCGGCGTTCTGACGCCGGTGGCCACGTTCGCCTACTACGGAGTGTTCCGGTTCGCCGAGGAACACCTGTCGCCGCGCTTCGGCTGGCTCCTGGGGTACGCGCGGCCGCCGAAGTACGAGGCTTCGCCGTATCCGCTGCCCCGCGTCTGATTGCGGCAGTCCCGCAGAGACAGGTGGACCGCTACATGGAAGAAGGCCCCCCGCTTCGCAGCGGGGGGCCTTCGACCTCTTGGAGCATTCACCGTAGCAGGGTTCGCAAGGTGTACGAGCTCCTCGTTCCTCCGCTGGTTACAATCTATGTGCACGAGTGTTGTGATCGGGAGGCGATGGGGTGGCAGGCGAGCAGAGGCCGGCGGCAAGGAAGCCGTACCTGGCCGGCGGGGCGGAGTTCGCTGCGCTCTACAACGTGAAGCGGCTGCAGGTCAGTCAGTGGATCAGCAGGGACCAGACGCTTGACTACCGGTACGCCAAGATCATCAGTGGCTCGCCTTACTGGCTGCTCCAGTTCGTGAAGGGCTTCGGGGAGACCACGCCGCGTCCTAAGCATCTCAACGAAGCTGAGCTCGCCCGCTTGGTCAAGGAACAGGATCCGGGCTACTGGGTTAGTGAAGTCGACCAACTGCCACCGCTGGTGGGCCAGACCGAGCTCGTGGCCCTTTTCGGACTGCCGTCAACGGCGCTGCTTCGGAAAGCGGTGGGCACCGGCCGCCTTCGGCCGTCTGACTACACGCTGTCTGGTTCGCCGATCTGGCTCCTTGAGTCGGTGGTCGAGGACGCTCCGGCGCTTCAGGGGGGCGCGCGTACCGTCGACTGGACGATCGACGACGACGTCTTGGCGGCCCTTCGCGCGGGAACCTACAGCGGTCCGGGGGCGAGGATCATCCCTCGCGGGCCTGCCGCGAAGCAGGTCAAGTAGCGGCACCCTTTGGGCATTTGATATTGATCGTCCCTCCTATTGCATATAGAATGGAAGCGTACCTATGGGGGTGCGCTTCTATTTGTTTGGGGGTGTTGTGCGCGTGGCCGTTGCTGCCGGGTGGTGCCGCCGCCGCGGGCCGCCGAGGCCTTGACTGCTGTTGTCGATCGACAATCGTCACGCCCGGAGATAGATTCCAACACTCCAGAGTGTTCGTACTATCTCTGAGGGGGAACCTTGCCGACTCAGCAGCAACCGTTGTTCGGCCTCGAAGACATCCAGCTCGTGCGCCATCCCGAGAACGTTCGCGACCTGAGCATCCAGCAGCGGTTTGAGGCGTTCCACGCCCTCAACCCGTGGGTCCTTCGGGAGCTGGCAGGGATGACTGCGGACTGTGCGCAGAAAGGGTTCGGCCGCATCGGTATCGGGATGCTCTTCGAGCTCCTGCGCTATCGGTACGGCGCCGCGACCCGGGGCGACGAATTCGCGCTGAACAACGACTACCGCTCCCGGTATGTCCGGCTCCTGCTGGCCGAGCACCCGGAGTGGACCCCGCTCTTCGAAGTCCGCGCCCTGCGTGCGGACTGACACGACCTCTTGGAGCCACATCGTGAACGCACCTGTGGGTGCCGGAAAGCCGCCCGCAATCAAGCTCAAGACCCGCAAACCGACCGGCATCGTGCCGTGGCCCCTCCTCCTCATCGAGGGAGAGGAAGGCGCCGGCAAGACCTACTCGGCTGCCCAGTTCTCCAGCAGCGACCGCATCGGCCAGATGTACTGGATCGACCTCGACGAAGGTTCGGCCGACGAATACGCGGCCATCGAGGGCGCGAACTACCTGATCATCGAGCATGACGGCACCTACCGGGACATCCTCGAACAGATCGAGGCCGTGCACGCCGAGGCGCGGCGCGCGGCGGCGGCCGGAGAGCCGCCGGTCGTGCTGACCATCGACTCTGGGTCGGCGCTATGGCGGATGCTGACCAACTGGACGTACGAGCGAGGCCGCAGGACACGGAAGAACCGCAAGCTGCTCCAGGAAGACCCCGACGCTGCCTTCGACATCGGCCGGAATCTGTGGAACGACGCGCTGGAGCGGTGGAACAGAATCATCTACCTGCTGCGCACACTCCCCGGCATCGCCATCGTCCTGGCCCGCGGCAAGCAGGTCAGTGCCACGGACGACAACGGCCAGCCGATCCAGAACCAGACGGAGTGGAAGGTCTCAGCCCAGAAGGACCTGGGTTTCGACTCCACCTGTTGGGTGCGCCTGAAGCGCGACGCCGACCCCCAGATCGTCAAGGTGCGGTCCCTACGCATGCGCGTTGAGCAGAGGAAGCCCCTGACCTTGCGGGACTTCAGCATCGAGGACCTGGTCTTCAACGGGCTCGGCTGCTCGGTCGAATCACAGCCGCGCGTCATGCCCGCTCTCGCCGGTGACCTGGTTCAGCCGTGGCTGACCCGCATCGCCGAACTCAAGGACAAGGAAGCCCTCGGCGCGGTGTGGCGCTCCGTCCCCGACCCGGCCAACCGACTCAGCCGGGATGAGATCGCCACCGTCCGGGCCGCCGCCGAGCAGAGGGCGGCTGAACTGGACAACCCGCGCTCGGAGATGGGCGAGGGCCCACTGACCGACGCCGACAAGCTCCGTGCCGCTGCCAAGCGGAAGGCCGCCGAGCAGGACACGGACGCCGAGCAGTGACCGGCCCCCACCCATCTGGAGAACTTTCATGTCTGTAGCCACCATCGTTGACGGTGTCGCACCCTCTATCTGGGATGCCGCTCACGACGTCGACGCCCGCCGCCCCCGCTCCCTCCAGACGCAGCTTGGGGCATCCGACACTGTCTGCGCCCGACGTGCTGCCTACATCCTGCATGGCACCGCCCCGACTGATCACGCTGACAAGCGTGCCGCGATCCTCGGCACGTTCATCCACTACGGCCTCCTGGAGTCGGCGCGCACGGAGTACGGATGGCTGGTAGAGCGCAGTGTCCAGGACCACCTGATCCGAGGACACATCGACATCGTCCAGCTCGATGCGGCCACAGCCGTGCGCCTGCCTGCTCGGCACAGACCTGCCATACCCGCCGACGCGCTCACCGTGGAGGACGTGAAGACGAAGTCCACGTACATGTGGGACCGGGTCCTGCGCTATGGCGCCACGGCGGCCGAGCTGCGGCAGGTGTATCTCTACGCCGGCGCCCTGCACGAAGAGGGGTTCGAGGACGTCCCCGGCCAGAGGTACCTGTCACGCCTCGGGCCCCTGGACATCGCCCGCATCCGCTTCCGCTTCATCAACCGCGACAGCGGAGCGGAGCATATTCAGGAGATCGAATTCGACCCCCAGCGGGCCGCCGAGGCCCAGTGGTGGGTGGAGCGCGTGCGCGAGGCGAGCGTCCCCGAGGAGATGCCGCGCGACTTCGACGGACCAGGGCTCGACGCGATCTGCGACTACTGCCCGTTCCGCTCCCTGTGCTGGCCGGGGACAGCTCCAGGTGCGCCTGAGCAGACAGCCCTCATTCACAACGACGCCGACCGCGAGCAGGCGCTCATCGACTACGTGAAGGGACACGAACTCGCCAGCGAGGGCGACCGGATCAAGAAACTCGCCCGCAAGAAGCTGGACCTGTCCCCAGCCGGGATCTACGGGCCCAACCGTCTCTCCTGGCGGGGCGGGAACGACGAGGAGAAGGACGACGTGGAGGCCATGGTCGACCTGCACGAAGCCGCCAGTATCCCCGTACCCATGAAGGCGGACACGGACCGCATGGTCAAGAACCTCAAGGGCGCTGGGCTGCCCATACCGCGGCGGAAGACCGGCCGGAAGACGGCTGCGGTCATCAACGTCGGACCGGCCTGACCCAGAACCCGCCGCATCTCAGCCCCGTCCGCCATTGGCGGGCGGGGCGCCCCGCCCTGCCGCCATGCCTGCACCGCCCGAGGGGAACCGTGTCCATCCAACTCATGATCGCTGCGGCGTACTTGCCGCCCGACGAACTGAGCCAGAGCCAGAAACTCGCTCTCATGAAGATCGCCGACAGTGCCGACGACGAGACGCGTCTGGCCCGGCCCGGCCTCACCCGCCTTGCCGCCTGGGTGGGCGTTACCGACAAGCGCGCCATCACCATCGTCACGGAACTGATAGCCAAGGGGCTCGTCGAGCGCGTCGAGACCGGTAAAGCGGGCCGTGCAGCGGTCTACCGCGTCTTCCCGCTCGGCGTGCCACCCACGCCGAGCACTCCCGAACTCAAAGCGGCTGCCGAGGCCCGCAAGGCTGCCCCCAAGAACCCCCGCAAGGCCCGGGTCGGCATAGCTCGGTCTGCCCCGGCCAAGGCCGCCATGACGTACCGGGATATCGAAAGCCGTGAAGCCCAGCGCAAGCAGGCGAGCGCAAATCCCCAGGTAGAGGAAGGGTTCCACGCCGGGAACCCAGGAGAAGAGGCAGGGTTCCACGGCGGGAACCCGGAGATCCCAGACGGGCGGGTTCCTCGGGTGGAACCCGATGAGTTCCACGGGGGGAACCCTCAGGGTTCCGCCGTTGGAACCCCTTCCTTCCTTGTTCCTTCCTCTGTCCTTCCTTTCCCCCCTACCCCCGCGGCTGGCGCCGCAGGGGAGCCCACAGCGGCTCCGGAAGACGCCCGGAGGGCGGACCAGGGGGTGCAGGGATGCGAGAGGCACCGTGGCCGTCCCGCCGCCTCTTGCCGTGGATGCGGTACCAACCCGCGAGCGGGGCGAGAGCGTCAGCAGGAGTTGGCGAAGCAGGAGGAGCGCCAGGAACAGGAACGTTTCTGGGAGGGGTGGCGCGGCGGGAGGGTGGAGCGGCTCCAGCAAGCGGAAGCACGACGGGAGACGGTAGAGCGTGCCGTCAGCGCCGCGCGCGAAGCGGTCAGATCCACGAAGCGGCCCAGGCCGGAAAGAACTTAGGCGGGCAAAAGATATTTCCCCGGAAATATGGACATCACCGGCTAAGCATATAGAATAGAACCAGAAAGAGGGGGAGCCCCCTCTCGAACCGAAGGGACGCCATGAAGTACCTGCCCGCACTGCGCCACGAACACCTGGGCGCCATCGCGCTCGACGCCAGCGACAGCCTCGAAGAGTGCATCCGCGCTCTCGCCGACCTGTACCGCGAAGACCCCGAGGCGGTGGGCGACATGCTGGTCGAGATTGCCGACCTGAAGGACCGGGCCGAACTGGAGCGCGACCTCGACGGACTGGGGCACGCGGAACACTGCCGCGATGAACTCGTAGCCGAGCTTCTCGGGGACATCGGCGGCGCGAAGACCTACCTCGACCCCCGTGTCAGCCACTTCGCCCTCATGCAGGCGCGCAGCCTCGCCTTCGAGGCGGAGCGGATTGCTGTGGCCGCCAACGAGCGCGCCAATGAACTCGCCAAGCTCACCGCCATCGTGCGCGGGGTGAAAGTCGAGAAGCGTCGACTCCCCTTCTGCTAGCCGCCACTTCACCGGCGGCTGTCATCCCAAGCCGTTTCAAAATAGATCCCAACTCTGTACTGTGTTGGGCACAAGACCTCTTGGAGAACATCGTGAGCAACGACCTCGCGTCCGCCCCCGAACACGGCAACACCGCAGACCCGCTGTGGCGGAAGCTGTGGGAGGCCTACGAGCCCGTCATCACCGCACTGCGCCGGATCCCGCTCGTCACCGACGTCGAGATCTCCGGCGGAATGTTCGCCATCACGGCCGAGCTCACCGACGGCTCGCACCTGTGGATCGCCTCCACCGACGTGCTGCCCCTGGAGCCGAGCGAGGCCGAGGGATTCCACGTCCGGCGAGCCCACGCCGACAACCCGACGATCGACGAACTCGTCTACGACTCCACCCCGGACGGGGCACAGGCCGAGCACGCCAACAACATCGTCCCCGTCATCCAGGCCATCACCGCCTTCGTCGCCGAGCGGCACCTCTCCAAGCAGCTCATCGAACTGCTCTCCGTCCGCATCGTCTTGGTGACCAACAAGCACCAGAGCAAGAGCCATCATCTGTCGGGCCCCTTCAGCGAACGGGCCGAGGCCGTCAAGGAGTTCGGCCGCATCACTCACCACGTGATGCACGAGGACGGCTGGCGCCTCGTCCACGCGCAGGGCGGCGCGGACTGGCCGGTCACCGTATGGGAGTCGCAAGGGGAGATGGCGATCATCTACCTCGCCCACGACGGCATGGCGCTCGCCTGATGGCGGCCACGGAAGCGGACCAGCCGAGCCGGGACAACAGCGCCAAGCCCGGATGCAACTGCGTGATCGCCCACGTGCAGAACGACGGGCAGCGAGAGCGCGTCCAGGCCGCCCTGGACAACGCCCTCAAGACCAACGACGCCCATGCCGTATTCGTCGCATGCATGCAGCTCATGCAGCCGTGCCCGGCCTTCGACGAGCCGGTGACGCGATGACCGCCATCCTCGGGCTCCTCATCTTCGCCGTCGGCACGGGGATCGTCCTCGTCGCCGTCGCGGTTGGCGAGATCCGGTGGGAGACCCGCAACCAGCTCACGCGCTGCACCACGTGTGGAGAGCGCCACCACCGGCACGCCAGCCACCGCTGAACCCCGTCGCCCGGCCCGCTCACGGGCCGGGCAGGACACGACCTCTTGGAGGCCCCCCATGGGCTACGACATCTACATTCTGAACCCCGACGACACCTACGCCGAAGGCGACGACAACTACTTCCGGTTCGCCTACACCGCCATGCCGCGAACGCTCGACACCATGCACAACTTCGGGATGCTCGTGGAACTCCCTATCCCCGAGGCCCCTTCGTTGGAGGCCTACGGGCTGAGCGTCGAACAGCTGAAGCCCGACTACCGGGCCGACACCGCCACCGCTAAGCGCCTCGCCGAGTACCGTGCCGCCGGGTTAGCCCTCCTGCGGGCTGCTCCCTCCCGCCCGGCCGGAATCACCTCGTACAAGCTCCGCTACAACGAGGGGTTCGTCGTGACGCCCGCCGAGATCACTGCGGCCCTGGCCGCCTACGAGGCACACCCGCACGCGGCGATGACCGAACTGCCAGTTGGTGATCAGACCTGGTCCCGCTGGGTGAGCTTCCTGCGTCGTGCCAGCGAGCGGGGCGGCTTCCGCACCCACTGACTCGAGTTCGCTGCCCGGTCCCGAATCCCGGGGCCGGGCCCTTGGAACCTCTTGGAGAAGTACCACCACCATGGCCACAGTCATCGACCTGCTGTGTGGAGCAGGGGGCAGCAGCACCGGCCTCGTCGAAGCCGGATACGAACTCCTACTCGGCATCAATCACTGGCAATTGGCGATCGACACGCACGCGGCGAACCACCGCAACGCCGACCACGCCTGCATCGACATCAGCGGTTTCCCCATGAAGTACCTGCCCAACGCCGACGTCCTTTGGGCATCCGTCATCTGCACCGAAATCTCCCCGGCGGGCGGGCGCCGGCGTGAGACCAACCAGTTGGACTTGCTCGACCTGATCGACGAGGGCGAGGACTGGGAGGCTCTGACCAAGGACGCTTTCGAGCGCACCCGAGTCACCGGTTGGTGCGTCGTACGGGCAGCCGAGGCCAAGCGGTTCAAGGCCATCGTTGTAGAGAACGTCGTCGAGTTCGGTCTCGACTGGATCTTGTTCCCGAAGTGGCTCGAAGCGATGGAACTGCTCGGCTACCAGTACCAGATCGTGTGCGTCAGCAGCGCCCACGTCGGCGACGACGTCAACCTGCGTGCCCCGCAGTGGCGCGACCGGATGTACGTGGTCTTCACCCTCAAGACGATGCGCAAGCCGGACCTGGAGCCCAGGCCCCTTGCGCCCTGCGTGGACTGTGGCGAGGACGTCCACGCCGTCCAGTCCTGGAACGTCGCGGGGGTACGGATCGGGAAGTACCGGCGCGACTACATCTACCGCTGCCCCAACAGCCGTTGCCGCCACGCCATGGTGGAGCCGTATGTCCGACCGGCCAGCGACATCATCAACTGGGACGACCTCGGCACGCGCATCGGTGACCGCAAGAAGCCGCTCGTCGACACCACGATGGACCGCATCCGCACCGGCCTCATCAAGTTCCCGTACCGCCCCAGCTCGATCACCCTCACCCACGGCAAGGAGGGCGGCGACAGGGCGTACGCCGTGGAGGACCGTCCCCTCCCGACCCGCACGGCCAAGCAGGGGGATGCGCTCTTGGTGCCGACCGGCGGCTCTTGGAACACCGACGCCGTGCCCGTCGACGTGCCCCTGCGCACCCGCACCACCCGCGAGAGCGAAGCCCTGCTGACGGTGGACCCGTTCATCGTCGAGTTCCGCAACCACGCCACCGCCAGCCCCGCGAGCAACCCGCTGAGCGGAGTCACAGCGCAGGGCAATCACCACGGCCTGGTCACCCACGCCGGCCGAGTGCCCGAGCGGGCGCGGAACACCCTCGTCGTGCCGTACCGCAAGGCCGCAGTGAAGACGGCCGCCGAACCCGTCCATACCCTTTCCACCCGCGACTCGGCCGCCCTGGTCCGCTCCGCCCCGGACATCAACGACTGCTACTTCCGCATGCTCAAGCCCCGAGAACAGCTCGAAGGGCAAAGGTTCCCCGCGAAGTACGTCGTCTACGGCAACCAGGCCGAGCAGACGATGCAGGCAGGCAATGCGGTCTCCGTCAACGTCGCGCGGTGGATAGGCCAGCGGTTGGAGCCCGTCCTGTGACCGGATCTCGCAAAGCCCCGCCCGGCATCCACGTCACCGCCCACGCCCCTTGCTGGGGCGACCCGGACTTCGCCGTGGCCGACCACCGGTGGAAGACCGGCAAGGACTTGATCGCCATCTGCGAACCCGTCCTCTACGTCTGCGGCGGTTGCCCTTTTCGAGCCGCATGTATTCAACAAGTCCTCCCCGCCAAGAACGAGTTCGACGGTGTGTGCGGCGGCCGGATCTGGCTCAGCGGCGTCATCGTTCACGCGCTGCCGGGCGCCGACGCCGCCGAGCTGCCGCCCGCGGTGATCCGCAAAGCATGCGGTACCCCTGCCGGATCTCGTGCCCACCGGCGCGCAGTCGAGCAGCAATGCCCGCAATGCGAGCCGTTCTATACGCCCGGCCGCAATCCGCTGGATGCCGAAGACGACGCACAGCAGCTCGAACTCCCAGACGCCGCCTGAACAACCAGGAGAGACACGCAATGCCTCACAACCGGCCGATGCGCGAACTGCTCGGCCCCGTGGCAGCCGTGGCACTCATAGCCCAGCTCAATCCAGACCTGCCCGCCCCGGGCATCGAATTCGCCACCATCTTCCACGACGGCGCGGAATACGGTCTCGGAGTCCGACTGCGCATCAACAAGCCCGCAGACGGCGTGTACGAGCGGTGGGCCTCCCTGATCGGCAGCACTGATCCGGACTCACACACCAACCCGACGCCCACGCCCCAGGGCAACCTGTGCCGTCGCACTTACGGCAGCTACGCCGACATCCCTGTCGAAGCCGTCGCCTACGTCCCCACCGCCGCGTTCAACGCCGAACCTTCGACTGCGAGTCCCAGGCACCTCGCAGTCGGCGCCCCTACGCCCTGACCCCGCTCAACCACCACCAATGACAAGGAAGACCACGCTATGAACAAGAACCTCCTGATCGACGAGGTTGCATCCAAGATCGGCGACCGGGCCACTGCGGTGCAGGCGGTCGAAGCCGTTTTCGACTCCATCGTTCGCGCTGTCACCGAAGGCGAGAGGGTTCGCGTCACCGGCTTCGGCTCCCTCACTTCTGTGGAGCGACCGGCCCGGTTCGCGCGCAACCCCCAGACCGGTGAACGCGTGCGCGTGAAGGCCACCCGCGCGGTCCAGTTCCGCGCCGGCGCCTCGTTCAAGGCTCTGGTCGACGGCGCCAAGAAGCTGCCGGAAGAAGGCAGCGCCATCAAGAAGGCCCCCAAGACGCCGCGCTCTTAAACCTCGCCGTGCCGCCGCCCCCGGGCTTCGGGGGCGGCGCCCAACTCGGAGCAGCAGATGACTGAACACGCCATACCGCATGTAGCCGCGGCTATGCCGACCGGTCCAACAGGCCTGACCACCGTCAACCTCAGGGAGGCCATGAGCGGAGTGCTCCCGGCGCTCGTCCTCCTCGGCTGGCTCGCCGGGATCGTCCTCCTGGCCGCCATCATCCCGGCCCTGCTTGCCGACGAACCGATGCTGCGCCTGGCTGCCCGCATGATGCCCGTCGCGGTGGCTCTGTACCTCGCTGTCGTCATCGCCTTCTGGCCTGCAGCCGTTATCGCTAGGACGCTCAGCGCACTGATGAACAGGCAACGCCGGTGAACCACATACAAACCGGCCGCATCTTCGAGGCCTGCCATCCACAGGGCACCGCTCGCATACGCATCGTCCGCTACGCAGACGGCGACACGCGTGCCCTGGTCGCCGACGTGGCCAGCGGGGCTCGTCAGCGGCTCATCCTCGTCTCCAGCCTGCACTCTACGGCTGTCACCCGAACCGGCAGCAGGCGCAAGAGCGGATACGCCCCCGAGGGTTCGCCCGAAGCCGCCCCGCCGACGGCGCGCCCGCCTCAGGAAGCCGCAGCTGAGGCGAGGGACTGGTTCGAGGGGATGCCAGGTCGCCGTTTCCGGGTCGCTCTGCCGCCGCGACTGTTGCTCCTCAATTCCAATCAGCGGCTCCATCACCACCGTCGCGCCGAACTCACCAAGGTGCTTCGACGCGCGGCCTGGGCTGCCTCCCGGGGCGTCCCGCATCTGGAGCGGGCGCACATCATCGGCGTGCTGCATCCCACGGACCGGCAGCGGCGTGACCCGGCCAACTGGTACCCGTCGTTCAAGGCCTGCGTCGACGGACTCGTGGACCAAGGGGTACTGGACGATGACGACCACACCCGGGTAGTCGGCCCGGACATGCGGATCGGGCACACAGTCGCCGGTGCCCGCCTTGTCCTCCACATCCGTGAAGTCGCCCCTCAATAGGCTTCTGACCAGCGGAAATAATCCGCTCAGCCGCAGGAAATTCTCAACGGAAATCTCACCCCTAGACCTAATGCATATAGAATAGAACCACAAGGGGAGATCCTCACCCGCCTGTGAGGGACTCGCCTACGACAAGACCACACCTGGCACCGCCACCCTGTCCGGTGGCCGGGCGCCCCGCCCGCCGGACAGGTCAACCCAAGGAGTTTGAATGACCAACGCCGCCCAGTACCTCCTCTCCGCCCTCCAAGCCGTCGGCATCCCGGGCCACTTTGACGGCCCCTACGCAACCGAACTCGTCAGCATCGACGCCGGGCCCGGAGCGCAGATCTGGGTCACAGATCACGACGCCACAGTCGACTTCGGGCTGGACGAGCACAACGGCTGGCTTGCCTGCTACTACCCCGACCTGGAGGGCCAGGGGTCTGGGGAGTTCACCGTCATCTACAGCAGTGACAGCGCATCCATCGAGGAAGACACCCCGAAACTGATCAAGGCCATCCAGGCTGCCCTGAATGGGCAGTTGGGCGAGCCGGGCTCCGCAATCGGTGAAGGGGTGACCTCGTGAAGCCCAAGCTCGTCGACCCTTGCCCGCCTGACAGTGCACAGGTTTGCTGGGCCACCCGCCGCCTCGCGCGCGCAGTGCTGCTGCGCCTGCGGGCGGCAGCGTTCGCGATCGAGCCGCGCATCAAGACGATCGTCGCCACGAGCGACGGGCTCGTCGAGTACCGCCTATGGCGACTGCACGGCGATGACGGCCGACTCCTCCTTGAGTTCGACCTGCTCAGGGAGCCCGGAACCGAGTGGAAAAGCCTCACTCGTGACGTGTGCTTCCTTGCCCGTCTGGCCGACCTCCGCACCCACCCGCCCGGCTACTTCTGCGTCCACCCTCTGTCGGACTCCCGAGACATCGCCATCCCCCTGCCCTCCAACCCCCGAGGTCTCACCCCGCGCGCCATCGGGCCGCTCCTGTGAGCGCCGCAACACCCTTCCCGCCCTGAGGTCGGGCAACCCATGCCCTCAATGCCCATAGAACCGAAGCATCGTTGCTGTGGCCGTGACGGTGCGCCCTTCCCAATCGGAGATCCCATGCCCGCCCGTCCCTGCCTGCCCGTCATCAATACGCCGGAGCACCACTTCGGCGCCATGTTTCTGGTGATCGCCACACGCGCCCCCGACGACGCGACTCTCCGCGCGGCCACGGACCTCGTCGACAACGCCGCAACCGCGTCCTGGGCGCTGCGCCCGGATGACCTCGCCACGCTCACCCAGCAGCAGTACCGCCAGCTCCTCGACTACACCGCGGCGCCCCAAGTTCTCGACCTGGCGCTCTACCTCGCCGGCAGCAAGCGGCAGATCCGCACCCTCATGGACCACATCGGCCGCGAGATCGCCGAACTGCTCATCCACTACACCCCGCCGGAGCCGAGTGCCTGAACGTCAAGCCAGTGCCCCCCCGACTGCGCAGCACACAACGCGGAACGCACTGAGCCCCCGCGGCGGCCCGCCCACTGCGCGGGCCGCCGTACCGCCAGCACCCCACGCCCCGTCCATGGAGAACGCCATGAGCCAACTCGACCTATTTGCTGACACCGACGCGCCCGACGAGGCCGCGGCCCCGCCCGCCCCCGCTGTGATCCGTCGGAACCTCGCTGACCTTCCGCCAGCGCCCAGCCCGACCACCATCCCGGTGCAGCCCCTCACGAAACCGACCGCGGTGAAATCCGTGCTCGGCCACTATCGGCCCTCGCTCGGCAACCCGCACGAGACAGCCTTCACCATCGCCGAGGCCGTCAGCTACGCCTGGCACCATGCCCACGGCGGCTCCGGCATCGAAGTTCCCATGGGCGTGGTGGCCACGCTCGCCCTGTGGCCCCTGCGCGGCCCAGACGCCTACCTCGCCGCCGACTGGTGGCTCAGTCTGGACGACACGGACCTGCACACCGCGTTCCGCGAGTGCTGGGCCCGGTGGTGGATCACGCGCCCGGACCTGATCGACCGAGCCACCCCGCTGCACAAGTGGCTCGAAGACGAGCAGCCTCTTCCCACGCGCCCCCGTGCGATCAGGGCGGTGGTCGAGGCCGCTCTGACCAACGGGCTGCTGCACCTCACCAGTAGCGACGATGCGTATCACCGCTCCGCCACCGACGTGATGGGAGCGGTGCTGGCCATCATGCGCTCGAAGGGGGCTCACGATGCTCTCGCGGAAGTGCATACGCCTCCCGAAGTCGCCGAACTCATGGCGCGGATGCTGCTCGACGACATGCCCCTTGAACCGGGGATGAAGTTTGATGAGCCCGCCGGCGGAACCGGCGGGCTGTACCGCGCGGCAGCACAAGTCATGCGTGAGAAGAACCTTGACCCCCGCGAGTTCGGGTGGTCGCTCACCGACATCGATGAACTCGCTGCCGCTGGGGCCGCCGTAAACGCGATCATCTGGGACCTAGGCCCCAACGTTGTGATCGCCTGCGGTGACACCCTCAGCGACGGCAACTTGATCGCGAAGGCAGCCCGGCAGGCGCTCGACTCCTTCAAGCGGCGCGACGAGTTGCACTCGCAGGCCGTCTTCCTCGCGACGCTGCAGAAGGTCGACGCGCTGGTGCGCCGGATAGCCGCCTGAGCAGGGCGAAAGCCCCGAAAACTCTCGCAGGTGATCTTGACCCTACCTCGAATGCACATAGAATAGAACCAACGAAAGGGTTCCCCAATGACCTACAAGCAAGGCGACCGCATCGTGCTCGTCCACACCAGCGACCCGCACACCGACCTCAACGCAGGAGACCAAGGAACCGTCCGGCGCTACAACACCAACCTCGCCAAACTCTCCGTCGACTGGGACAGCGGCTCCACCCTCTCGATGCTCCTGGGCGACGGCGACGAGGTACGCCCCGCATAGCCCGTCGGGCCCGCCCCACCCAGGGGCGGGCCCGACATCCCACCAGCAGACCTCTTGGAGAAACGCTCATGCTCATCACCGACGCCGCAGTCCGAGAAGCGGCAGCCACCCTTGCCCAAGACCTCGAAGGGAACTGGACCCTCGACCCAGACGCCCCCGCAGACGGCGCGGCCCACCTGATCTACAGCGACGGGCGAGCCATCAGCTTCCGCCCGCTCTTCGGCGGAACAGCCGTCCAGCTATGGATCACCGGCAACGCCGCCCCCGAACGGCCCAACGGTCTAACCGCCACCGAACGCGTCGCTCACGAAGCCCGCATCGCCGCCCGCCTCCCCGAAGGCCACCGATACAACAAGGCAACCACCCTCATCACCGACGAGGAGGAGGAGCCCGCAGTCATAATCCTGCGCACCCTCAAAGACCACCTCCTCCCGGCCTTCGAGTACAAACCCCGCTACGTCGGCCACCAGCCATGGAGAGACCTCTTCGACAGCGCCCTCGCAGCCGTCACCGCCGAGCGCGGCACTCCGACGGCCGCCATCGACACCGACGAGGAGACGCCAGCGGAGGCACAAGCTGAGTCGGAGGCGGAGCTGCAACCCGTCGCCGAAATGACAGGCGAAGGGACGGTCGAACCGGAACCAGGCGGCGAAGCCCAGCTGCAACCTTCCGAAAGCGACGAGCAGGGCACCCCGCCCGCGGGCAGACGTCCACGCAAACGCACGCCCAAGCGACGCCCGAAAGCCAGCACCACCTGACCCGTACGACTCGACACGGGGCGCGGTCCTACCGCGCCCAACTCGGAGCGCCATGAGCAACCACACGGGAGCCGTAACCCGCCAGCGCCACTACACCAGTCTCCGGAACGCTGACAGAGAAGTTCTCCGTGCCACCTGGTCCATCGGCTATGGAGACCCCGGCTTCACCACGCAGTTCGGCATACCGCCGAAACCCACTGCCCACCACTCGGCAACGTCCATTTACAAGATCATCACCGATACGCAGTGGCTTCACCGCGGCGCGTGTCTCGCCTGTCCCTGGGAGGGGCCAGACCGCCGACGCCGAGACGACGCCATTGAGGATGCACACGATCACACTCACCCCGGCTGGCGCGACCTGCCAATCTTCGATCGGTCGCGCAGCGGTAAAGCCTCCAAGACCTGGTGGGCCCATGTGAGGGCGACGTACCCGAAGGGCTGGTTCGACGCCGGCGGCCCGCTTCGGCTCTATGCCGCACCGCCCTTCGATCGGCACGAGGCGGGGGCCGCCCCTGGCGGCGGCTTCATCCTCCACGAAGCGCGCCGCAAGGCTCAGCCGCCCAGCGCCGTACAGCTCGTCCTGGAATAGGCTCCGCCCTCCCGAGTAGGGTGGCAGCGCGACGTCTGGCCGTCCTGAACGGCCACGAGGCTCCGCCCCGGCTCAGGGGGCGGAGCCTCTACGCGTTGGAAGCAGAATCCGCTGCGGGCGGGTTCGACTGGCCACAGCGAGCTGCTGCGACGCTCCCCGGGATGTCCTGGGCCGTCCCCGTGAGGACTCGTTGAGGACGCGTTGGGGACGCAAGGACAGGAACAGACTGACAAAGGGCCAAGAGTGCCGACACGCTGCATGCGCTCTGAGCAGGTGATACGTCGAAAATGAGCGCAGAAACGCAAAGGCCGCCAAGATCCTCAAAGGACTCATAATCCGTCGGCCGTGGGTTCGAGTCCCACCCGCCCCACCAGTGGTTGGTAGTGCAGAAACGATTCAAGCAGGCATTTACCAGCATGCCCCCGCTGCGCCGCACATCGTGTACGACGCGCCGGGGGCTTTCTGTCGCCCGAGAGCCCGTCCATCACACGAAAGCCCCAGCCGGATGCGACAACCGGCCGGGGCTCGCGCGGTCACCGCCCGGCCGCTGTCTCCTTCCCCATTGCGGAAGGTCGCCTCGCGCAGCTCACCGGGGGCGCTCCGGCGGCAGGAAGGCGACCCGCTTCATGTCGTCCAGGTCCATGGTGACGAGACCGGTGCGGCCCCGGTGGGCCACGTAGTCCCACTGCTTCACGACTCGGTCTCCCCGAGTTCCGTCGATCCGGTGGTGACCAGGGCGGCCAGCCGGAGCGGGTCGCACAGGGCTCCGGGCCGGATCATGGGGACGGCCCAGTAGCCGTCCAGTCCGTCGTGGGGGTCGACGAGTTCGACGGGCGGCACGCCGAGGTAGGTGTCGCTGCCGAGGTACTCGGCGTGCGGGCCGAGCGCCCGGGTTGGCTCGGCCGGGGGCGTGAGGGCGTAGAACCTGCGGCCCTGCGGGTCGTGGATGACGGGGCCGTTCAGGGTGGAGGCCAGGACGCGGGTCACGGTGGCGGGAAGGGCGCTGGTGGTGACCGCGTGGACGAGCGGCTTGGTGAGGCGGACGGCTGAGAAGCGACGCCCGAGGGCGAGCGCGGCGATGCCGCCCTTGCGCCACTGGTCCTTCGCCGCCTGGGGCCGCTTCGAGCTCCCCGCCAGCCAGTCGCGGACCGCTTCCCGCTCGGCCTCGGTGAGGCGGTGGGCAAAGGGAGTGTGCAGGGTACTCATGGGGGCCTCCGCCGGGGGGTCGATGCGGCGCACAGCGCCGTGACCAGCAAAGTAGGGAGGCCCGCTCCCGACGCGCTCGGAGATTGCGCACGATTGCGCGGGAAGGGCGGCGGGTTTACCGCGATTGCTCACACGGCGTCGAGTGATGCGCGAGCGCGCGCGATGATCCTGTGCGCCCGGGGTCCGTACACGGCCGACTCGGCCAACCAGTCCCAGGCCCGCTCGTACAGACGGATGGAGTCCTCGTCGCCGAGCCACATCTCCGTGTCGATCGTCTCCACGATGACGAGTCGGCGGTCGTAGATCCAGAACCCGTGAGCCGGGGTGCGCCGCAGCTGTACGCCCAGCGGCACGATGCCCAGCTCGATGGAGCCCAGTCCGATCAGGCTCACCAGCCGGTCCAGCTGTGCCGCATGGACCTCGCGCGAGCACATCCGCACGTACAGCGCGGCCTCCCAGATGAGGAAGCGGAAGCTCTTGCCCGGCTCGTAGAGGGCTTGCTGGCGGCGCATGCGTGTCCGCACGGCGTCGTCGATGTCCTTCACGGTCTGCCGGAACTCGGAGTTCGCGGCGAATGCCGCTCGGGCGTAGTCCGGTGTCTGGAACAGCCCCGGAACGCGCGCGACCTCAACGCCCCGGATCACCCTGGTGTCCGAGGTCTCGACGATGGCGAGTTCCTGCCGGGCGCGGTGTCCCGTGACCAACTGGCGGCGCCACGAACGGTACTTGGTCTCGACCCCGGACAGTCGTCCGGTCAGTTCGCCCGCCACCTTCGGCCGGCCGACGGCTTGCGCCCAGGCGCTGAGGTCGCCCGGGGTAGGCGTCTGCTTTCCGAGTTCCAGACGGGACACTTTGGAACGTTGCCAGCCGAGCCGTTCCGCGATGCCTTTCCCGTCGAGGCCCGCCGCGGCGCGAAGCTCACGCAGCCGCGCGCCGAGGGCGATCCTCGCGTTCTGGAAATCCGTGGTCAC